AGCAATCACAAAATCCCTTTTGGAAAGTAGAGGAGTTGATACAAATCGTCTGGTGGTTGTCAATGTAGTTACGGTAGAAGAGTTTCGTACTAAAACACTTAAGGCAGTTGATATTTACCTAAAGAAAAAGGAGGACGAAAGAAACCCCTGTATCTTTGTGTTAGATTCTCTGGGAATGCTTTCTACCAATAAAGAAATTAATGATGCTCTGGCAGAGAAAGATACTCGTGATATGACGAAGGCACAACTTATCAAAGGCGCCTTCCGTATGCTGACTCTGAAATTGGGTCAGGCAAAGATTCCTATGCTCGTGACAAATCACACTTATGAAAGTATGAGTCTTTATGGCGGCAAACAAATGTCAGGTGGTTCTGGATTGCAATATGCTGCCTCTACAATCATCTATCTTTCTAAGTCAAAAGAAAAAGATGGAACAGAAGTAATTGGAAACATCATTAGAGCAAAGACACACAAATCACGTTTAAGTAAGGAAAATCAGCAAGTAGAGATCCGTCTGTTCTATGATGAGCGCGGCCTTGATCGTCACTACGGTCTTCTTGAACTTGGTGAATTGGGTGGAATGTGGAAGAATGTAGCAGGTCGTTATGAGGTTGATGGTAAGAAAATCTATGCCAAAGAGATTCTTAAAAGTCCAGAAAAGTACTTTACTGATGAAGTGATGGAAAAACTTGATGTAATTGCTAAGGGTGAATTTAGTTACGGAGTATAAAATTAAATGGAAAAAATTGAGTTTCTAATTTTGAGAAACCTATTATATAATGAAAGTTATACTAGGAAAGTATTACCCTTTATAAAATCTGAATACTTTCAAGATACTGTACAAAGGAATGTATTTGAGGAAATGCATTCTTTTATTCTAGAATACAATAAACTTCCAACGAAAGAAGTTCTTTATATTGAACTCGAAAAAAGAACTGATTTAAATGAGGATACTTATAAGGAAACCTTAAGTGTTATTTCTTCTCTTGAGGATGTTTCTGTAGAGAAGAACTGGGTTGTTGATACTACTGAAAAGTGGTGTAGAGATAGAGCAATCTATCTTGCACTTATGGAGTCTATTCATATTGCCGATGGTGGAGATGACAAGAAAAATAGAGATTCAATTCCATCAATTCTTTCTGACGCTCTTGCTGTAAGTTTTGATAATCACGTTGGGCATGATTATCTTCAAGATTATGAAGAACGATATGAATCTTATAGAAGAAAGGAGGATAAAATTGAATTTGATCTTGAATATTTTAACAAAATCACCAAAGGTGGTTTACCTAATAAAACTCTCAATATTTGTTTAGCTGGAACAGGAGCCGGAAAAAGTTTGTTTATGTGTCATGTGGCTAGCTCCGTGTTGCTCCAAGGACGGAACGTATTGTACATTACGCTTGAAATGGCAGAAGAAAAAATTGCTGAAAGAATTGATGCAAATCTCCTGAATGTTAATATTCAAGATATCTCGGAACTTCCTAAAAGTGTATTTGAATCTAAAGTTAATAATATCGCAAAGAAAACTCAAGGAACTCTAATTATTAAAGAGTATCCTACCGCTTCTGCTCACTCTGGACATTTTAAGGGATTAATTAATGAACTTGCTCTCAAGAAATCATTTAAACCTGATATTATCTTTATTGATTATTTGAATATCTGCTCCTCATCTAGGTTTAAAGGTGGAAGCAATATTAACTCTTATACTCTAGTTAAGTCCATTGCAGAAGAACTTCGTGGTCTTGCTGTGGAGTTTAATGTTCCTATCGTGAGTGCGACACAGACTACTAGAAGCGGTTTTGGTTCTTCTGATCCAGAATTAACGGATACTTCAGAATCATTCGGTCTTCCCGCAACTGCTGACCTTATGTTTGCTTTAATTAGCACCGAAGAACTTGAAGAACTTGGGCAGATTATGGTCAAACAACTTAAAAATCGGTATAATGACCCAACACTTTATAAAAGATTTGTAGTTGGGATTGATAGGGCAAAAATGAGACTTTATGATGTAGAACAGAGTGCCCAGAAAGATATACTTGACTCTGGTAAAGAAGAAGAGTATAATTACGAAGAGACTAAAAATTCATCACTAAAAGAAAAATTTGGACAATTTAAATACTAATATGACACAAGTAATTGACACAAACAAATATATTGAATTCGTTCGCCAAACCACAAGTCCTGCAAGTAGTGATTTTGCAGCACTTCTTACACGACTAACAGAACTTGAAGTATCTGCTGACGCTGATGTTCCTCGCCTTATGACTGCCGCTTTTGGTATCAGTGCGGAAGCGGGTGAGTTTACTGAAGTTATCAAAAAAATCTTCCTGCAGGGTAAACCTTATAATGAAGATAATATCTTCCATCTAAAACGTGAACTTGGTGATATCTGTTGGTACATTGCACAAGCATGTATGGCACTAGATACTACTTTTGAGGAGGTGCTTCAAATGAACTATGAAAAATTGAGTGCTCGTTATCCAGAGGGAACATTTGATGTATTCCGTAGTGAAAATCGTGTAGAAGGCGATTTGTGAAATAAAACAATCTAAATATAATGCAATAGGACAGTTTAAAAACTGTCCTATTTTTTTGCAATTCTAATCTTCAAAAGAATTAGAACAAATAAATATAAGTATATCTAATTACATATGAAAAAGTTCTCTCAATTCATTCAAGAAGCAAACAATACCTTGTCTGAATTTGTAGACAAGAATAAAAATCTTGCTGTCTTTAATGTGAAAAGAGTTCGTCTTCCGAGTGGTGGAAGATTAGTTCCTAATGGTCATGGAGACTATCATGACAGTAAAACTGGTGAATTTATTGCAAAATCAAAAGTTACTTCGGGTGGAAAAGTTGCTCTAAAGTTTTCTAATCAAAATCAAAGACTTGGAAAAAAGGATCCAAAGCAAAATAGGTCTATACTTTCTCCACTTGTCCCACCATCACATCAGGTTGCAGAAGAGTTTGAAAAACAATTACGAGATAAGTATATTCGTGGAGAAATATTCAATGAGGGGGATTGGGTGGAAAATCCCATTACTGGTTTGACCGGAAAGATTATTCGTAGAGGAACAAATTATCTTATCTGTGTTACGGAAGATAATGTGATGTTTAAACCTTGGATTAGAGATGTTGTGGAATGGACGAATAAATCTGGAGTTCCCGCAAATCAAAGAGAAGTTGGAACTGACGCTCTACGCAAATATGTTATGTCAGTTTCCGATACTAAGGCAATTGATAATTTTAGTATTAAAAAATTCATAAATAAGTATAAAGTAAAAAGAACATAAGAAAATGCTATCTCATATCACGACCGATTTACATCAAGTATATCTTGAAGAAGTTTTTACTCCCCAATTAGGGAAACCTGGGGCATCTACTCCAGCAAAATCCAAATCTTCTTCAGATATTGATGGTGACGGAGATGTTGATTCTTTTGAGAAAAAAGTTCGTCAAGTAGTTTATGATGTTCGTCATATAATGAAAGAAAAGAAAGTTCCTGCTGAAAAAGCATTTGAACTGAGAACCTCAAAAACTAATTATGGATCTGAAGTAATTAAGGCAGCAAAAGAAAAACTTGGCATTAGAGGTGGATCAGTAACTTCCGTGTCCGAAGAATCTTCTACAAGAATGGTGAAAGTAACTATAAATTATAAAAATGGTACAATTGATAGAAGAAATGTACCTTATGGAGAAGTGTCTCAATTAAGAAGTAAACCGACAATTAGTTCTGTTGAAATAAGTTCAAATAAAGTTTCTTATTCTGCCGGTGAGAAATATGAAAAGAGATATGGTAGTGGTGGTGAAAATACTGTTGGAGATAGAGATGGTGATGGAACAAAAGAACCCGATAGACACGAGTATGCTGGAGTAAAGGATACTGCCATCAAAAAGGCAATGTCTAGTAAAAAGAAACTTAAGGGATATGGTGTAAGTGAAGGATTTTCAAATTGGAGAGAAGATCTTAAAGAAGTAGTTTCTGGTGTTTCTGATGAGATTGCTTCAAGAGAGAAAAAGCAAATAACAGAAAAACCTGTAAATAATTATAAAGATAAAATTGTTGTTATTAATCCAACGTTTAATGAAAAAAATGATATTCTTGGTGGTACAATATTAGAAGCATTTGAACTTGATGAAGAGTATATTGATGAATCGGTTAACATCGCCACTGAGTTTTTCTATAATTGTGGACTAAATGAAAATGGTGTTGATATTGTAATTGAAGAACTTGGTGAAGAAACTTTCTCTGAGTTTGTTTTTAATCTTTCCGAAGAGTATTTTTTATCTGAAGAGTTAAAGAAATCTGAATCAAAGGTAAAAACTTCAAAGGCACCTAAGGGAACTAAGCAATATGCAACTACTATTGCAAGAGTTAAAAAACAAGGTGGAACTAAAATGTCCACTAAAGATAGAGTAGCGTCTACTATTCAAAAAGATAGAGTTAAAAAGGCAGTAGAAACCGCAAAGGAAACACAAGCGCCTTCTTCTAATACTGGTAAAAAACCAGTAAGAGATGCTATTGCTAGAGGAATTTTTGGGATAGCAAAGGCATATCAACAAGGAATGCAAAGACATCGTGATGCAACTAAAACTGCAGGAAAAGCATTAAAAGTTGCAGGAAAAGGTGCTAAAGAATTTGTTGGTGGTGTAAAATCTGGAGTTGAAGCAACCGTTGATGCTACTAAAAAAATAAAAAAAGCAGTTGTGGGTGAAGCGGTATATGGTGGAGAACCAAAAAAACCAAAAGCACCGCAAGATACCAGAATGGTGGTGACACAAGCAGACAAAACAGCGAATACTACGGCATATCAAAAATTTAAATCTGGCGATAAAAGATATAGATCCGCTGATCATTTGCAAGAAAAAGCAGAAAGCCAGCAACAGCAAAAACTTTTTGGACTTGCTCTTTCGGTAAAGCGTGGTGACACACCAAGATCCGAGGCAAGTACTGAAGTTCTTAAGATTGTTGATACTATGAGTGAAAAAAAAATTCGGGACTTTGCTAAAACACCTCATAGTGAAGTTCTAAAAAAAAAAGTAACTGAAGCAATTGCTAATCCGGAAGGTCCTGATGCTAGAAAATCTCCTAGAGTAACTCAAAGGCAACAGGATACTTTTGATAAGTATGTTAAAAACAAACAAAAAAAGTATGGTAGTATTGGTGAAGATATGACACCAACAACTCCTTCACAAATAAGGGCTCAAAAGGACCTGATCGCTTCACAAAGAAAAGTGGCAATGGCAAATAATAATGCACTTAAAAAAAGTCCAAAGCAAAATACCAGTAATGCGGTTGACAAAACTAGCACATCCTCAAAAATGTCTTTAGAAAATTTTGTATCTTTCAGCACTAAAACTGGTAAGAGAACAATAGAGAAAGGTAATCCACCAGTGCCAAACATAGAAAAGAAACCAGGTGATTATGACTATACTCATACTCCAAAGCAACAAGCGGCGATGAAAAAAACACCCAAAACTAAAATCGGATCTAGATTTGATTAATCTAAATAGTTACAACCACTTCCACACGGAGAAAAACGATGAACTTCAATGTACTAGTAAAACTTGGTGAAAGTCTTGTTGAAATGTTCT